TGGGTTTCATACCAGCTGTCTCCTATTTTATATTCACCTGTTAAAGGACAACGCATAGTGTAGTGCTGTCCTGCTTTTTCTATTGCTTCTACTCCAAGTCTACCTACAAAGTCTGCTTGACTTTCTAGTACTTGTATCTGCCATTCATCATGTATGTTAGCTACAAACTTTGCATCTAAGTTATTAAGTTTGATACTATCATTTAGTATAATCAATGCTTTCTTCATAGCTATTGCACCTCCACCCTGTAATAAACTATTAAGAGCAGCATGTTGATGCCTGATTATAATCTTTCTTCCGTCTAAACCTTTTAAATATTTTTTCTCTGCAGCTCTGTCAACTCGTTCCTTAAGAGTTCTGAGTGTTGGTAAACCAGTAAGAAAGCGTTCTCGCAATCGTTTACCGTCTGCTCTATTTCCCTTAATGACGCTTCCAATTTTTTCGTCTCCTGCTCCGTAGATAAGTGCATAGATGAAAGTCTTTGCCTCATCTCTTGATTTAAGTCCAGCAAACTTTTGGTTAGCTGTGTGAATATCCCCGTTGATAATTTCATTTATATAATCCTCGTCAGCCATATAGTGTGCTAACAATCTAAGTTCTAAGCCACTTGCATCTATACCTACAAGCTTGTATCCTTCTGGAACAGTCCAACATTCTCTACATTCTTTACCATAAGGACTGTAAACAGCAGGTACTTGAGCCATGTTAGGACCTCTGTGTGCCATACGACCAGTGATAGCACCGGCACATATAACTGAGCCATGAACTCTATTATCTTTTGTATCTACTGCTTCTATCCAAGAGTGTACTTGTGCTAATCTTTTCTGGTATAAGAGAAAGTCAGCTATTAACTGTGCTTCTTTTATGTGGGTAATCTTCTTAAGAGTTGTCTCGTCTACAATAGCTTGACCAGTTGGTGTAAACTTTTTAGGCTTCCAACCTAGTTCTTGTAGTCTCTGTCCTATTTGTTTTCTAGAACCTAAGTTAAACTCTTGTAAAGTTTTTCTCATGAAGGGTTTTCTTTCAAGCGTACCATTCATTATATCAGAATACTCTTGGTCTGTCAATCCTTGCTTTGAAAGTTTACCATCTTTTTTTAATTTAGGGGTAATTATTTTATCATCAACCCATATAGGCTTGAATGTTTCATGTACTTTATCTTCTGTTTCTTTTAGTTTAAAACTTAATTCAGAAGTTAATTGCATTCCTTTTTCATCATCAAATAAAAATCCATTTCTTTTTTGCTCTTCAAGTATATAAGTAACTTTGTGTTCTAGGTCTACACTTTCTTTTGAAAACCCTATAGATTCTTTCTTTAAATAATTAAATAATTTATAATTTATATCTACATCTCTTTCACAATATGATAACATCTCCTTTGTAAAGGCTGACCACTCAGGGGAATCTTTCTTAGGTAAGCCTAGCTTATATCCCCACTTAGCTATACTATGTCCACCCTCTCTCGTAGGATTGATTAGCCTAGATAATACAAGGGTATCTATTACTTTGCCAGAGTCATATAAGTCTATGCCCATTAACTTTTTAATCACAGGTATATCATAACCTAATATGTTATGACCTATAATTTTATCTGCTTGTTGTAAAAATTTAATACCTTCATCAAGTGTGTCCTCATAAAAATGATAGAACTTTCCTTCTTCATCTTGTGCGACTAGACACCATATAACTGTTGGGTCTAGTCCGTCTGTTTCTATATCAAATACTAATTGCATTTGTTCTCCTATTAAAATGGTATGATATCTTCGTCTTGAGTATTAAGCATTTCTGAATCCTCATACTCTGATAATCTACCTGTGTCTTTGTCATAAACTAATGAACTTGCCATGCCTACATCACCAGTATATCTTGACTTCAAGACACGAAGCTTAGTTGTTCTTGCTTCAAGTTCATTCTCTGACTGTTGATTTCTTTCTAATGCTATCACACAATCACTTAGTTGTCCAATACTATTTGAACCTCGTAGATGTGATAGTGAAACTTCAACCCCATTCTCATGTCCTTTGTTACCATCAACTCTTCTAAGATGTGAGACTAAGATTAATCCTGCACCTGTTTCTTCTACCAGACATCTAAGTCTAGTCATGATAGAGTCAATAGCTTTTCTTTCATCACCCTCATGAACAGCACTAACAAGCATATGTAAATGGTCTATTACAACCCACCTACAATCACAACCAACAATTAGATATCTAAGCTTAGCAAAGATATCATCTATCTCATTAGTCCCGAAGTGAGCATGTATGAAAACTCTATCGTCATCAAATATCTTATCAAACATTTGCATGATAGTACCCTTGTCAAACTTTTCTCTTTCTTGGTCAATGTATAATCTTGCGTTAGCTTCAATAGAAAGTATACCATCAACAGTACGCTTCCAATCTTCTTCCAAAGCAATGACACCTACATTATCATCTGTTTGATTTATAAGCCAATGCTCTAGCTCTCTAGTAACACTAGACTTACCAAGACCTGTACCACCTGTCAAGGTAACAAGTTCTCCTTGTCGTAAACCATATAACTTTTTGTTAAGACCTTCCCAAGGAAAAGCTATGCTTTCTTTTTTCTTTCTGTCTAAGTACGATTGTTTCTTGTCTGATACTTGTATGATACCACTGGGTGTATATACTTTAGCATCCCACCATGACCTTACAAACTCTTGATGTTTACTCTGATTGAGCATATCATTAGGGTCTTTGTATCCATTAGGTAGCACCACAATCTTAGCCTTTCCGGGTTTTAAAATTGTAGCTACTTTTTGTGAAGCTTCTTTACCTGCCTTGTCATTGTCAAAACATAATACAACATTGTCAAAACTTTCTACATACTCAAGGCTTTCTTTGATATCTTTAACAGCTGAAGCTGCACCTCGCTTAATAGAAACTACTGCCCACTTACTACCTAGTAATTCATATGTAGCCATAGCATCACACTCACCCTCAACAATAGTAAGATACTTACCACCCTCTTTGAATAAATTTTGACCGAACAATCCAGAGCCTTGTATTGAACCTGTAAAAGAGAATCGTTTATCTTTTATGTACCTAGTCTTGACAGCACACTGCTCATTGTTTATGTAAAAAGGATATAGGTGTTGTGCTATTTGACCACTTGAATCATATATAATCTTAACACCAAACTTTTCTGCTGTTTCTTTTGATATGTTTCTATCGACCAGCTTACCAAAGATTCCTCCGTGTGGATTTACAACGCTTGTTTCTTTTATATTTTTATTCATAGACACCACCTTATTATCATAGTTTGTATAAAACTTATCGCAACTAAAACATTTAGCCGAGCCGTCTTCATTAACAGACACAGCATCACTACTACCACAAGCCTCACAAGGCACATGATATTTTACAAATTTATTTTCCATTTGATTTCCCTCGTTATATTTAAAAATTGAGAGGCTAAACAGAATAGTCTAACCTCTCGTTTGGAGATACGAATTAGCTTTCAGAATCCATTTCTGATTCTTCAGCTTCTTCTCCTTCATCCTCTACTAGTGCTTCTGGACAATCTCTTAAGAGGGCTTCGAGGTTTGCCCTATGTGTCGAACTAGTAAAGTTTAAAGCTTCTAATAAAATCTCAAGTGAGCCTACTTTATTTATAATAACAGTAGCTTGAGTTTTTATATTGTTATCTTCAACTTTTGAGACATCATATGTTGATGTCCCGTTGTCGTTGTTAATAGTTACAATCATCTTAAAACTCCTCCCCGTCTCCATAAGGGTCAAGTTCTGCACCATCTTGAGATTTCATACTGACTAACTCAATAACCTGCATAGCTTGGAAGTCCAAACCTTTAAAGCTACCATATTTATTGTCAGTTTCCCATTCATTATACTGAACTTTAACTTCTGAGCCATTACCTATTACATCGTCCATAAGGTTCTTCTCTTTATCAAAAAGTTTAGGTGCATTTCTTACCATGCCATTCGGTCCGTTTACTTTTCTCTTTATAGTTAAAGCTCTACCAACAGATGTTGGTGACCCTTGCTCATCTTTAATTGATAAGTCTTTTATCTTGAAGCCACGAGCCTCAAAATTATTAGCAACATCATCACTCACTACTAAATCAACTGTATACACAGGCTCAAATGTAGTGTTTGGTGTAGTTACTGAAGCCCAATAGGCTTTTCCTTCTAATACTGCCATATAAATTCTCCTTTGTTGGCGTTTTTGTTATGAGCATTGTACTACAACTGCTCCCCTTTGTCAACCCCATAGTTTAAAATATTTACATTATAAATATCACCACTCCACCTTACCTCGTAACAGATAGGCTCGTAAGTACTATTTATATTATATTCTTCTACAAAGTTAACAAATTCTTTATAAACTTTTTTACTCATTGGACTATCCAAATCAAAGTCTATTAAATTATTGTTCATCATTATCCTCCTTGATAATTAATGCAACAGCATAAAGACATACTATCATGGGTATAAGTACTAATATTATTTGCCAGTCCATTACTCTTGCTCCTCTATTTCTACATTTTCTTGAATTATATCTTTGCACTCTCCATTGATAGACATTTCTCCACCCTCAAAAGCTTTACTCCATGCTTCATCTTTATCTACTGCTTCTACTTCAACTACATTTTTATATATTAAAGTTTCTGTTACTTTATACTTCATCATCTACCTCCTTGTAGGGTTCTCTTAATTCTGGAAACTCGCTAAGATATTTCCTTAATAATAAATTATTTATATTGTTTTTTGATAAGTCTGTAATTAATTCTTCAAGAGCCATAAGATTATCTGTATGTATGTCTCTTTTTATTTCTGCTATTACTTCTTTTATTAGACTATACATGAACAACAAATCCACTCATATCTTTCTTGGCTTTACCTTTTGCTTTTAGTCCGACAATAACATTGCCCTTATCTAAAAATCTTAAATCACTTTCATCTCCATTGACTACTTCTCTACCCTTGAAATAGATAGGGAAAGCACCATTGAATACTACTGCTATGTTATAAGCAATCCTATCAAACAGGTTTGCATACTTCATGTTAGCCTCTGAGTAACTCCATGTCAAGTGATAGTTTTTATATTGAGATACTTTTCTTGTAGGTATCTTGGTATAGTCATAGAATTGTACATCAGAAAATAACTCAAAGATATTCTTAGATTCTCGCCAACCTAAGTCTACAATTTCTTTACAGGGTTTCCACTCGGGGTGTCCATAACCTTCAAAGTATTCTGCATATTCTTGAAGTAAATGCATTTTTGAAATACCATAGTGAGTATTTTTTGTAGGTATATTCTCCCATTGTATGTCACTAGTACCATTTAATCGTATGCAAGGAAGCTTATCTTTTTTCTTACAGTAATTAACAAACCTTGTA